AACGGCGCTTGGTGTCAAGAGGGCGACTTTGTCTTGGTGCGAACGTACTCCGGTACCCGCTTCAAGATTTTTGGCAAGGAGTTCCGTCTGATCAATGACGATCAGGTGGATGCAGTCGTGCAAGACCCGCGTGGCATCACACGCGCTTGAAAGGAGCAATCATGGCAGGTTTTAAGTTCCCCGACGAAATAGATGGGGCAGATGAAAAGAACCAAGATCAAGACATCGAGATCAAGGTTCAGGACGACGAGGTCGAGATTGACATCGTCGACGACACCCCTGAACGCGACAGAGGCCGCAAGCCCCTTGACCGTGAAGTCAACGATCCGACCGACGAAGAACTGGATACCTATACAGAGGGTGTCAAGAAGCGTCTGAAAGAACTCACGCATGCTCGGCATGACGAACGCCGTGCCAAAGAGGCGCTTGCCCGCGAGAAAGCGGAACTAGAGCGCATCGCTTTAGCCATGGCAGAAGAGAACAAAAGGCTTAAACAGCACGTGCAGTCTGGCACGGAGCAGTTCAAGACCATGGCAAATCAAGCCGCCGAAGCCAAACTGGAGAAAGCCCGCCGTGATCTGAAGGCCGCTCAAGAGGCTTACGACACGGATGCCATCATTTCCGCCCAAGAAGCGTTGGCTGAAGCCACTTGGGAAGTGAAAAATGCGAAAAATTTTGCACCACCCCCTTTACAAGAACGTGAAGAAGAGGTACAAACTTACCAATCGCAAGCCCAACAGGCGCGACCGGACGAAAAAACACTGCGCTGGCAGGCAAAAAACCAGTGGTTCGGAGCATCAGGGTTTGAAGAAGTCACCAGTTTTGCGCTAGGACTGCACCAAAAACTAGTCGCCAACGGGGTGGACCCCCGCTCTGATGAGTATTTCGAGCAGATTGACGCTCGCGTGAAGTCAAAGTTTCCCGAAGTTTTCGGGGGCGAAGACGAAAAGCCACGGTCTCAAGGGACTCCGGCTAAAAAACCAGCATCGGTTGTGGCTCCTGCCAGTCGTTCGACCGGTAAGAGAAAAATTGAGTTGACTCAGACCCAGATTGCTCTGGCAAAGAAGTTCAATCTCGATCCGCAAGTGTATGCCCGTGAAGTTTTGAAACTGGAGAGCCAAAATGGTTGAAACCCAAGACCGTACCCCCCGTGATCTGAAGTCACGCGAAAAATCCGCTCGTGCAGTCTATGTGCCGCCGAGCAACCTGCCTGATCCGACACCTGAACCGGGATGGGTCTACCACTGGGTAGCCACTCACATTCTGGGACAGGCGGACCCCACCAACGTGTCTCGCAAGATGCGCGAAGGCTGGGAGCCGGTGAAGGCAGAAGACCATCCGGAACTGATGCTGTTGGGTAACGAGAAGACCGGCAACGTGGAAATCGGGGGCCTCATGCTTTGCAAGATGCCTGTCGAGAAATACCGCGCTCGTCAAGACTATTACAACAACCAAGCGCAGGGACAGATGGACTCAGTGGACAACCACTTTATGCGAAACAATGACCCGCGCATGCCGCTGTTTTCGGACAAGAAATCGTCCACAACGCGCGGCGGGGGTTTTGGTTCAGGTTCAAAGTAACAAGGAGCAATGAATGGCTTACCCCACCGTTGACAAGTCGTACGGCTTCAAGCCCATCAATCGTCTTGATGGTCTGCCCTACGCCGGAGCGATCCGTCAAATCCCCGTCGCGGCCGCTTACGCTACCGCAATCCTGAATGGTGACACCGTTGCCATCGACACCAACGGCTACTTGGTGGCCAAAACCACGACCAACTCTGGCGACTCCGTCGGCGTGTTGGTGGGTTGTCAGTACGTGAACAGCAACGGCCAAACCGTTGAAGGTCAGTACTACCCCGCCGCCGCTTCGACCAGCACCGCTCTGGCCTTTGGTTATGTGGTTGATGACCCCAACGCCGTGTTCAAGGTCGTTGCTGTTGGTTCCAGCACCACCACGACCCCCGCCGCTTACAGCCGCGCTCTGGTTGGCTCCAACGTGGCTCTGGCCACTGCCACCGGTTCGACTGCCACTGGCGATTCGTACTACGGCATCAACGGTGCGTCTGCTGACACCACCAACACCCTGCCGGTTCGTGTAATTGATGTTGTGCCTGAGAGCGCCACGGGTCCCCGTGACAACTCCAGCACCACCTATTACGAGTTCTTGGTCAAGTTCAACTTGCACCAGTACACTGACACCACCGGTATCTAAGGAGTAAACCATGGCAATTTCACGCGCACAACTGCTCAAGGAACTGCTCCCCGGTCTGAACGCCCTGTTCGGCATGGAGTACGCCCGCTACGGCGAAGAGCACAAAGAAATCTACGAAACCGAGAAGTCGGAGCGTAGTTTCGAAGAAGAAACCAAACTGGCTGGCTTCTCTGCCGCGCCCGTCAAGAACGAAGGCTCTGCCATCGCTTACGACAACGCGCAAGAAGCGTTCACCGCCCGTTACACCCACGAGACCATCGCCTTGGGTTTCTCGATCACCGAAGAGGCGATCGAAGACAACCTGTACGACAGCCTGTCTGCTCGTTACACCAAGTCGCTGGCCCGTGCCATGGCCTATACCAAGCAGGTGAAAGCCGCTTCGGTTCTGAACAACGGCTTCAATGGCAACTATCTGGGTGGCGACGGCGTGACCCTGTTCGGTAACAACTCCAGCAACACTCGCGTGGGTCACCCGCTGGTGTCTGGTGGTGTGAACTACAACAGCCCCGCCACTGGTGTTGACCTCAACGAAACCGCCTTGGAAAACGCTGTGATTCAGATCGCCGCGTGGACCGATGAACGTGGTCTGTTGATCGCCGCCAAGCCCCGCAAACTGGTCATTCCGCCCAGCCTGATGTTCGTTGCCAAGCGTCTGCTCGACACCGAACTGCGTGTGGCTACCGCCGACAACGACATCAACGCCATTAAACAGATGGGTGCGATTCCTGAAGGCTACACCGTCAACCACTTCTTGACCGACACCAACGCGTGGTTCCTGACCACCGATGTGCCCAACGGTCTGAAGCACTTCGAGCGTATGCCTCTGGCTAACTCGATGGACGGCGACTTTGATACCGGCAACGTCCGTTACAAGGCTCGTGAGCGTTACTCGTTCGGTTGGTCTGATCCCCTCGGCATCTGGGGTTCGGCTGGTTCCAACTGATATTTGTGTATCTAAAAAAGGGGGCTTCGGCCCCCTTTTTTATAGGAGGCCCTCATGTCTGAATCTTTTATCCTACAAAGTTACTTGGAAGATAATTCAGTTTGTGACGACCTCATACAACTGCATGAATCCAATCCAGAAAAGTACATTGGCGAAACCGTGCGGGATGGAGTTGGGGTTGTTGACAAAGCCGTAAAAGATTCAGAAGAATCCTATATTACTGGTGATGTTGGTTTAAGGTATATGGCCCAACTACAAAAAGTAATAGACCAGTACATTCAAAAATACCCACAGTGCAATATGTACAGTCCTTTTGGACTATACACTTACCCACAAATTCAAAAATATTCCCCCGGCGGTGGGTTTTTTGAATGGCATACGGAACGCACGAACGCAAAAACGATACAGGCCGCTTCTCGTCATCTGGTGTTTATGACGTATTTAAACAACGTAACAGATGCAGGCGAAACAGAGTTTGATTTACAAAAATTAAAAATTCAGCCCCGCAAAGGATTGACGCTAATTTGGCCCGCTGATTGGACGCACACCCACCGAGGGGTTGCTTCACCAACCCAAGAAAAATACATTGTGACTGGGTGGCTACACTACCTTTAAAGAAGGGCCTTGCGCCCCCTTTTCTTTTGCTGTATATTGCAGTCATCCCGGGGTCCCCGGCGTTCTGACAGTCCCGGCTGACGACATGCAGACAGAACGCCCAAACGTTTCTCGCATGTGAGGAAAGAACATGGCAAATACCACATTCACTGGGCCGGTTCGGTCGCAAAACGGCTTCCAGTCCATCTCCATCAACAGCACCACCGGTGCTGTTACCGTCAACTCCACTTTTGATACCGGCGTTGTTCTGGGTACCCAGTCCCTGTCGGGCGCTGGCGCAGTTGACATCACCAACGCATACACCAACCTGACCAGCACTGGCGTGGCTCAAGCCCTGACGCTGGCTGACGGCACTCTGGGCGAGATCAAAGTGATTGCCCACGCCGTAGATGGCGGTTCGGCTGTGTTGACCCCCACCACCAAGATTGGTTTTTCGACCATCACTTTCACGGCTGTGGGCGATACCGCTACCCTAGTCTACACTTCGGCTGGTTGGGCCATCATCGGTTCGCGCGGCGTCACCATCGCCTAATAGGAGCGCATCATGACGATGCAGTACGACGTTAAATCGGCGCATTTGAACGCATCAGGTACGGTCTTTGGCCAGCCTGCGCGGGTCAAAGGGTTCTCCATCTGCGCCACGGCCAGCACTGCTGGCACGTTGCTGTTGAAAGACGGCGGCTCCGGTGGGACGACGTTGATTGAAGTGGACATTCCGTCCAACTCTAACCCCAACTCGTTTTACACCTTGGTTCCGGGCGAAGGCGTGAAGTTCAGCACGAACGTGTACGCCACTCTGACCGGTATTGCGTCAATCACGGTGTACTATGGCTGAAGAAAAGCGTGTAAGCCTCGAAGGTCGCAGTATCTTCGTGGGCATTCCAACCTACGACGGAAGGCTCAGTATCAAACTGGCTTACACGCTGGCCGCGCTCATGCCTATGGCGTTGAAGCACGGCATTTCAGTCAAACTTGGGCACGTGTCTGGGTGTTCCATCATCACGATGGCACGCAACATGTTGGTCGATCAGTTCTTGAAGTCGGACTGCACGGAGTTGTTGTTCATTGACGCGGACGTGATCCCCCAGCCCGAGGACATCATGCGCCTTGTGGCGCAAAGCGGTGACAAAGACATCACCGCTGGCATGTATCCCCGCCGAGCCAAAGACAAAAAGTTCTTCTTGGACTTCTTCGTGAACGACGAGAACGATCTTGCGTTCGATGGTGCCCTGATGCGGGCCAATCGTGTGGGCACAGGGTTCATGCTGATTCGTCGCAACGTAATCGAGGCGATCGCCGCCAAGTCGGACAAGTATCTGGGACAAGACGGTGTGGGGCAAGTGTCCAACGTCTTCGAGTTCAGCATGTTGGATGGCAAGTTCGTGGGGGAGGACTACACCTTCTGCGACAAAGCCCGTGCTGAAGGGTTCAAAGTTTGGGTGGATGTCGAGATCAACCTGCCCCACATG